TCAGCACCGCCGTTGGTGGATATTTGCACCACGCACCATTGCCGTCCGTCGGATTTGACAATGGCCTCGTGCGTGTAAGACCCGGCGTCCATTTGCACGGATTGCAGGTTTAACCCGCTGACTAGGTGGTTGCCGTTTGCGGTCGTTTCCCGCAGCCTGTCGCCTGCCGGATAGTTTGCCGGTCCTGTTACTGCGTTCCGCGTGATGGTGGCGTTTGTCAGCGCCCAGTTGTCATTGTTCGGATACCAGCCGTTCCAAGCGTCTGCCGCGTTGGCCCACCACTCATAAACCCCCGACCCTGGGGATGTCTCGATCTGTACGGCTGGAAATTCATCCCGCACCGGCATTTGAATTGTCTGGTTGTCGGTGCCATCGGTCGCGCCCAAGGCGTACCAGTCGCCAGTGATCGGCACGCTTGCCAGACGGGGCATAAGCAAGATTTTGCCTGCATCCCCTACGACATGAATCCAGCTCCGCTTGCCCGCATTCGCAGCAACAATCGTGGCACCCCCCGGCAGTGTAATGGTTTCACCCGCTTGGAAGTTACCGGTCTTGGATCGCAGCTTAATAAATCCCGTTGCGGGCATTGCGCCGCCTGCTGTTGCAGGATCAAATGATCCAGTGGCCCAAACGCGAGTCAACTCGCCTGTCGCGCCGCTGGTGCCTCCTGTGACCGTGTTGGACCCAAGGGCAGCTTGTGTTGGGACTAGCCCCACGGCCACAGAGAAAGGCACTTCCCAAACCTGCGTACCATCAATCGCCACCACGCCGCCGAGCGTTGATGAAACAGTGATGTTGCCAAAAACCGCCGCCTGTTGATTCCAGCGAACGTCAGAATCAATCCTTAACGCGCCGCCGTTAATCGTAATAAGCTCCCCGTTCAGCAAACCAGAAATCGACGCATCATCATAATTGATAGGCGATGCAGGTGTTCCCGTTGTGATAGTCTGATTGGCCATGAAAACCTATTAGCGGCTAGTGGTAAATAATTTTTTAACTCTTGGTATCAAACCAAAAGCCAACGAAAGAATAATAAAACCTACAGAAAGATTTACAAGATCAAAGTTTTTGATTGATAACACAATACAAAAAAAAGCCCCAACACACTGAAATGTCCAGTCCACAAAAGAATCTTTAAACGCACCACCACGCAGCAAATCCGCGCTTTCTTTTAATCCAGCAAAAACAACAGCAGGAAGAATACTGAAATACAAAGGCAATACTTGTATGGCAATACAAGTGATAAGAACACCTATGGTAAAATGCCCTGTCTGGTTAGTCACCCAGCCATACCAGTCTCTTTTTTGCGCGTCCGGTGTTTTTAATGTCTCAAGGATAAGGGACAATAAACTCATACTTGGGATGCCTGTATAAACATGCCATCAATTTGTTCACTTGTCAGCGAAAGCAAAGACCCAAATGCCGAAACAAGAGGATCGTTTCTTTCCACAATCGTCAAATTCGCCCAGCGTATCTTAATGGCCGCATTCTCTGCCGCCGTGCCACTAAGCAAAGCACTAAAGGCCGTTGGGAATATCGTTCTATCCGTGGCCTCTGCCTCCGTTATAAAGCCCATAGCTTGCAACACAATCAGCATCTGCGTGGCTGTGATAATGGGAATGGGTGTCGGTGGGGCCACGTAAGGGCCGATTATGACATCATCCGCGATCAGCTTTTGGTATTCGGGGATAGTTTCGTCAACGGGAATGGACGTGCCTTGACCGTTTGTAATAAGGGTGTTTTGTGGGTTTGCGTAGGTGTAAGTCATGATTAAAGCCTTGCGTTTGCTGTCCAAGATGCTGACATAATAAATTGTCCTGTTGTTGCGTCTTTTGTTCGTGTTAATCGAAATGCGTCATGAGAAACGCTAGGTACAATAAATGCGCCCGTCAAAAACACAGAGCCATTATCTGCCACAGTCACTGTTGGATTTGTTCTTTTTGTTACCTTAAAATAAGGCGTCATAGAACACGCGGTGCTTCCTGCGCTGTAAACCTCTAAAATTGCAAATCCAGTTTCATAAAATCTCTGGCATTTAATCAATTCTAACGGTGCTAGTGTTTTTTCAAATGGCGTGGCCACACTTCCTGCTTCCAATTGAAAATCCTTTACCAAAACAGTGCGTCCTGCTGTAATGGACCCTAATTGCACTTCTATTTGAACACCTTTCAAACATTCGTTTGTGCAAGTAAATGTAACCGATACTTTTGTCCATGTGGTGGCTGGAACACTGCTTAAAGTTCCTGATGCAAGTGCGGTTAATGTAGAAAAATTATCGGATGCGTTTGCTGTTTGAATGCTGTAAGTAGGCGATAAACTTCCTGAAGAAGAATAAATCATTGCACTTAAGGTGTAGACCTTTCCCGCGATCATGTCCGTACAGTTAGCAGCCTCAATCCGTTGACCTATATTATTTGTGGTATTACCTCCAATTCCTGTAATTTGCAGGGCAGTATCGGATCCGTTTATACCCGATCCACTCAATGTGACCCTAGCATACGTTGGTGCTGCACCCGTGACAAACGCATAAAATTGATCCGCTGTATAAGCAATAGATGACAAAGCAGGAACAATCGATGTCCCCATCTGCCAAATGTTAAAATCCCCGTTGATAATCCGATTGCGACCATAATTCAGGGGAATATTGACAATATTTCCACTTGCTCTTCCAAGAAATGAATCTGTGTTTACTAATAAATCTGTTGGCGTATTGCTTGTTGCAGAAGCATTTACCTTTACGGTATTGGCCGGCATCAAAGCCAAACTCGTATTGGTAATGTTTGATTGAGCCACAGCAAACGACTGAATGTTGTCCGTACTTCTCACCAGAACGTCACCAGACGTCTTTAAGTCGAACCGATACGTTGTCCCATCCAAAAACACCGTGGCACGTCCAGCAGCGTCTAAAACGACTGGGTTGGCATTTGCTGTTGAACCCGCCGCATCCGTGTACGTTGCTTTCGGTGTTGTGCCACCTGCATCATAGGTGTAAAGCCGACCACCCGATAAAGGATTGCCATTATCGTCAAAGAATTGAACAAAATGCTGGGTGTATAAGACGGCCATTTATTTTTCTCATTCTTGCATAGCGTTGACAGCAGTTGCGGATGCTCCTGCACGTAAGCGAACCTTTAATTCTTCTATAGGACCTTCAGCCTTTACATACACGTCTTTTATCATCTTTTTTTCTGATTCAGACAACCGTTCATCACCAAAAACCTGCTTCATAAGCAAAGCCTTTTGACGGGGATTGTCTTCGTACAAAACTTTAGCAACGCTTCCAGCCATATTGTCTGTCAAACCAGATGTTCTTCTTTTTAACCATCCCGATAATTTAGACAATCCGATGGTTTTAATAGTGCCAGCACCCGTCAAAACCTCAGCACCCGATAATTCAAAATCCTTGATTAGGTTTTGTCTCCGAGCCGTTGCGGAATTACCCAAAACCCTGTTTCGCGTTTGAAACAATATATCTTCCGCTTTCAGAGATTCGTAAAAATTCTTAAATTCTTGCGGTGACAAAATTTCCTGCCAACGTTTCACGTCATCCGTTTTTCCCATCAATTTAGGGTAAGGATTGCCACCTGTTTCTAAAATTGTTCCCATCCGAGCCCTAGCCGCACTCACAGCACCGTCTTTGTAAGCAGCTTGTTGAGCAGGTGTAAGTTTTCTAAACTCTCTTTTAAGAACATCGGGTCTGGTTGAAAAAAAGTCTTTTTGTCCTTTAAGTGTGGAAGATTCAACAGATAAATAATCACCAGCAATTTGTCTAGCACGTGCATAAGGATGTTTAGGGCCCAAGATATTATCAATTTCATCAACAAGATTGGAATTTAAAGATGTCAACTGTCTTCCTGTTTCCGTTAATCTTCCTGTTGCTGGGTCTGTATAATTTCCACTTTTTAATTGTGAGTTTAAACTTCTTTTTATTAAATCTAACAATTTAAGATTTGGTGTTTTAGGCAAAACTAAATTACCATTAGCATCATATCCCAAAGTTCCATAATCGTATGGGTTAAATTTTTCTCCAGCAATTCTGGCATTTCTTTCTTCCGTGACCAAACCTTCTTTTAAGGCTGCTTTATAGGCAGGGTCCTCTAAAAGAGTTTGCAATCTTTGTGATGTAACGGGTTTATTGCCCATGCTTTGAAAGGCTTCTTTATACAAAGGGGCAGCAGTTTCTTGTCCTAATTTTACACGTTCAGCCACAATGTCCGCAACGTCCTTTCCAATAGGACTTACGTTTTCAGCAATGGCTTTGTTAATACGCTCTGCCGATCCAGCCGCTTGACCAGAAAAATACTTTTGTGCCAGTTCTTCGCCTTGTGGATACATGGCCGAGGTTTCTGCCAAGCCTGAAATTTGTCTTGGTATCACATCCATCAAGGGCTTTCCGCTTGTCGCCCATTCATTGATAACGGATTGATAATTATCAGGAAATTGTTTCTTTAGTTCATCTACAACCTTGTTGACAGCGCGAATATCGGCATCTTTGTTTGTGCCAGCCATAGATTGAATATCAGCAAATTTTAACTGATCTAAATTGACAGGCAGTGTTTCTGTTGGCGTTTTGCCAGCAATTTTTTTAGCAATGGCACCACCTGCTGCACCTATGACTTTACCTCCACCAGCAAAACCTAACCCAGCCAACGCACCAGTACCCGCTTGAACGGCTTTTTGCGTAGTGTAATCACCTTCACCTGTTGATGGGGTAAACAACACTGATCCTATGGCACCTTCCCTAGCAACCCGTCCAAGTCTTTTTGCGCCTTCCATGAGAGGGCTAGAAACCTTGGGAATGGCACCTGCCGCTTTTGCTGCTTTGTAAGGGTACATAGCTGCTGCCGATGTAATCTCACCTACTGTTCTAGGGACATTAAACAGCCCTTGATTAGTACGTGCAGCATCTTCCGCAGCAATTTGCTGCTCTCTTTGTCTCATAAAGGCGTTTATTTTATCGACATTGCGTGCAACATTTTCTTGCCCTGGCAAACCCAATGCTTCAGACACGCCACCCGCAAGGTTAGCTGTTCCTTGCCCAAGTCCGTAAAATGACGTTAGTGCACCCGTGCCAAAGTCACTGGCTTGTTGCCCTAGCCTACTAGGCACATTCTGAGCCGCACGCAAGACTCTGCCGCCAATCCCTATGTCTTCTTGAGGTTGAGCAGGTTGTTGTTGTGGGGCCTGCTGTTGCGTGGGTTGAGATTGTTGCAAAGCCTCAGAAAACGCTGTGTTTAATTGATCCTGCGTTAATTCATTTGGGGAATCCAAAGTGTAAGACGCGCCATCAGATGCTTTTAAAGTGTATTTAGGCATGATTTATCACCTTGTGACTGTAACTGGACCAACACTAGTTTGTATAACGTTACCAGAAGCAGGCATCATAGGCTGTGCAGCATTTTGCGCGGGTTGCTGTCCCACATTTAATCCAAGACCTTCCACTGTGGGAATGGTGAAACCTTTGGGCGTTGCTCTTCCAGCACGGGCTTTAATTGCTTCTATGTAAGCAGGTATAGCATTTAGCTTTTGTTTAATTGTGTCATCATCATCAAACCATGACGGTGTTATTTCTTCTATTTTTCGTCTGGCTTCATCTTGGTTTTGTCCAGCACCTGTAGCCGCCTTTAACAAAGCATCCGCTATTGTTTCTGTTGCCTGAACAAATTGCTCTCTTTTTCCAGATCGAGCAATACGAGGGCTTACAGGAATATATTTTGAATTTAAAAAAGCCTCCACAGCATTCGGTCTTTCTGCCCCTGATCTTTCACCTGGTTTGTTGTACAAAGATTTTAAAAGGTTTTCATATCCAAGACTTGCTTGTTGCAACAAATAGGACCCTTGTCTTTCCTCTCCAACCGTTGGATTTTTAGAATCCGACAAGAATAATTTGTCTGCAATTTTTTTATCCAATATTCTGCCTTTATATTCGGCAGTGCCATCTCCTAAATCTACAGGAGGAGCAGGAAGGTCGCTTAATTGCGGTTGTGGTTGCGGTGCACCTTGAGTGGGCATAGAAGGCCCCTGAGGCGGCAATGGCGCACCTTGAGGCATACGACCCTGCCCAACAGGTTTACGTTGCGTGGGTAAAGCAGGTTGCCGTTGAGATAGTGCAGAAGGTTGCCGTTGAGGTGCTGGCATCGTCATGGGTTGATTCATTCCACTCACATCACCCGTATTGTCCATCATCCCCATGTTTTCAAACTGAATTTGAGAATTTGGGGCTTTTGCTCTTAGGTATAAGGCCTGTTCCCGAGGGGAAAGTCTTCTAACAAAATTGTATTCCTGAATAGCAGATGGCGTGTTTCCATTGTAGCCCTGTTCATAATTTTGCAAATCTTGCTGAAGTTTTTGCTGTCTTTGCGCTAAATCCAATTCGTTCTTTTGTTGGTCATATTGACGCTTAATGGCTTCATCCTGCAACTGCTGACGCATCATTGCGTCGTTGCGCATCTTTTCTAAAATATCAAACGGCTTATTTCTAAAACTCTCAACGGTTGCCATAAATCACCCGATAACCTTCCAGTTACTTCCACGCATGCCTTTACTCAAACGCATGTTCTGTGCAGCGTTTTGCCTGCCAAATCCAGTCATAGGCCTTCTTGCACCAGTCCTTAATGGCATATCTGCTGATTTTGCAAAACTTGCTCTTCCTGGTAAAAAAGCACCACCACCCATATCATACAAAGAATTTTGTGGTTGCTGAACTTGAGCAGGTTCATTTCCAAAATTTGTTAAATAATCCCCTATACCACTCAAAATCGGGGCAGCACCACCGATCAAATTTCCTGTTAAATTTGATCTTTCTTCCCCTCTGCTTGCACGATAATCTGCTCGATTAGCACCCATATCCAACATCAAATTGCCCATGCGAGTACCAGCCGTTTGACCTCGTGATGCCAAATTACCTAAAGCCTCGTTTTCAGTGTTAAATTTATTTAAATTCCGAGTGTAAACATTGTTAAACTGACCCTCAGCCATACCTTGGCCATACTGAGTAGCTTCTTTTAATGCACGGCCACTGCCAAGCAAACCAGATGCTGCTGCTTGCGTATTCAAACCGCGTTGACCTTGTTCTACTGCAAACTGATACCCTGGATCGTTATACAAATCTGCTTGATTGAAATTAAAGCCTCCCATAAGGCGATCAGAGAGCCTCTGGTTGGCCTGCGTGCCCGTTTGGTAGTATGGGTTCAAAAGCTGAGAGGCTTGCTCTCCAGCCTTTAATTGCGCCTCTAAAATGCCCTTATCAACGGTCCGGTTGTTATAATAATTGTATAAACCACCACCAACCTGACCAATGCCCCCAGCAAGATCATTGCCACCGCCACCGCCACCGCCGCCTCCAAACAAAGAACCAGCCAATGCACCACCAGCAGGACCACCAAAATACATACCAGCAGCACCAGCGGCAATGGGAGCCACTTTTTTTAATGCCTTACCAACACCCTTAAATACTTTGCCGCCCATATTATATCCCCACCATTAAACAGCCTGTTTTTTTAAAGCCAAATTTCTTCCAAAGATTTTCAAACATCTTATCGTTTTTGTCATCAATGCCTGACCCACAAAGCGCATAAATCACCCGCGCATTATTCGCAACGGCCAATCTTACAAGGTTTTCTGCTAACATTCTTGCAATCCCTGTCCCACGATACTCAGGTTGAACGTAAAACTTGTCAATATCCGCTTCCCGTTCCTCAAAAAACTCTGTGGCAATCACCAATGCCCCAAAACCCACCAATTTTCCATCAATTTCAGCAACTAAAATACTAGACCAATTTTTAATACATTCAAGAGCCTTTTCTCTCGAATACGTCATGACCTTTCCGTACATTGTTTGCTCTGCAAACTCACGACACAAAGCCTCTACGGCATTTATATCGTCGTTTGTTGCAAATCGAATCATGTTGCCTCTAAAACACCGCTTAGCGTTATCGTTTGCGTTTCGTTTGTCCAGTGCGGCAAGATCAAACGATCAGGATTGCTTTGCGATATTCCCGTTCCAATGCTCCGATCACTAATCGCCGCATTAAAGCCACTCGATGCCAAAATCCTTAATGGAAACGTAGCGTAGCTTGAATGACCTGACGTTGTTGTGTGCGTGACAGGAACAATCACGATATTAAAATAGCACAAATACTGAGAAATTCTATAGAATTTTGCTGTGACCGTCATAGGATGGCTAAAGTTTGTCCAAACAGGGGTCCATGGTGTGCCTGAGTCACCCCTCCAGTCTTTGTTAAAATAGTCCCGCCATGGTAACGAGGCATGGCCCGAGCCATCCACAAGCATTTCACGAATCGGAGGCTGAGGAACAACACCACTCATGCGTTAAGATACCCCCCAATCAAACACCGCTTGACAGGGTCCGCAATTCTCACGCGAAACGTGAATGTGGATGCTGTTCCCAGCCGTCTAAATATCACACGCTTTTTGTATTCACCGACTTTTCCCATAAAGCCTTCCAAAGGACCAAACCACGTGCGGCCATCGTCTTTGCTGACATACAAAAGCATTCTTGGATTCAATCCTTGGCCCGTTTGCGTGCCTACACCCGCCTCAAAGGCAATCTCTAAACTATCCGCCGAAAAAGGTTTGTTTTCTTCGTTAAGGTGCCCAAAAACACGCTCCCCAATCAATTCAAACGTGTCATCCATGGTATATTCTAAAGACATATCATAGATTTTTCCGTAGTCTTTGTGCGCCACAAGCGTTTTGTTGAATCCAGTAATCCCAAAAACCCCTAAATGCTGCTCAAAAAAGCCCGTTACAGGGCTAGAATACGCTCTTTCATGCCATTGATCCGTTGTAAGGTCATAAACAAGGCTTGTCTCTAAATCACCGCCTGTAAGCACATAAAACGTGTGTCCGTCCTCTTGATACATATACGCAGACATAAGGCTTGGATTCATCACCTTGTGAATCTGACGCTCTATGAAGGGGTTACTAATCCTTTTGGGAGAAAGATTGTTCATCTGATAAACAATGCCATCACCTTGCGCATTCCGAGAGACAAAAATAACCCCAAAAGCACTTGAAACAGCCGTTTCTGGGGCAAAAATACCAATATCAATTTTACCACCAGATGCTCTTTGAAAAGGAAACAAAGGGTCACCCGTGTTAGACCAAACCTCCGTTGTTCTTTCCCCTAAGAGCCACAATTCCCCATTAACGGCAATCACCTTTAAAATCTTGTCTGGTGACGATTCCGCCGATGCAAAATCTAAAGCAGACCACACCGTTCCGTCATTAACCGCACTAACAAAAAACTGAGTCGTGCCAGAAGAATTGACGATAAAATAGCTATCCAAAAACGTGACATTATTCGCAACAGGAAAATCTAAATCTGAAATCTGAACAAACGTATTGCTAGAATACGTAAAGATGTAGCCATTTGTCCCATCCACAAGCATCAACTGCGTGGGATTCTCAGCAAACGACACCAAACCCAAAGACGATGCCAACGTTCCCAAAACCGTGGCAACACCCAAAGAAGAAACTTCATACAAAACAGACCCAGCAACATAAAAAACCCTACCATTGTAGGAAGCAAACAATCCCCTGCTTTTGCTTAATCCCGTATCGCAAAAGACAGAAAGCCCAGGAGTGCCATACAAAGCTGAAATTTCTTTGCCAGATTGATTCAATTCAGGATAAAAATTGATTGTTCTTTGGGCGTCGAAAGACAAACTTCTTTCAGAATATGACGGACCAACAAGACCCGTTTTCATCGAAACCACCCAGCGTAGATATTATCTGTTTGTCTAAAATCCTCATCATCGCCAAACACAAACTTGCGATTCCGATTGATTGCCCGACGAATCCCCATTTTGGCATCATCCGCAATCTTCACAATGGCAGGGTCAACCGCCTGCTGGTACTCAGGAAACAACATCACAGCCAAATTATACGCAATGGCCAACTCCCAACCCTCAGGGAACGAAATCACCGTGTCTAAAGACGCAATGGACGTTAAAGCCTTTTCAGAAAGAATAAACAACTGATAATTCCGATCGGGAACAGGGTAAAACTTAATCACAGAAGAAGGATAATTATTGTTAAAATTATAACAATATGGAACACCAGTGATTGATTTCATTGATATTTCGTTAGCATAATCACGATCGCTGATTTCTTTGACGGTATAATCTATAGACCCACTTCTTACATACATTGTCTGTATGGCAATAGGCTTAACCGTATTGAACGTTTGTCCTGTGCCAATCGTGTAGGACGAAACATTGCTAACAAGAGAAAAACTTTCTAAAGTTTGAGCAAAAACGTTTAGGTTATCTGTGCTCCAACTGGACAGCATCATATTTAAAATCATCAAGGCATCGGCTGCCTCAGAAGCACTAGGATTCTCACCAGGGGCAAGAACCCTACATGCTTTTAACGCCCTTGTGATAAGGTCACGCGCCGTTGCCATACATTACCCCGTTGTTACACGACCCGCGATGCTCTCAGGGCGCGTAACCAAAAACACATAATCAGCAGCCGCAGGGTCAAGGGCACCTGCCGTGGCATTGACAAAACGCACAGAAACGGTGTCCGCTGCCGTTACAAGAGCCCCAGCAATGCCCAAACCAGCGTTTAGCGTTGAAGGAGGCACCACAACAACAATGTCCCCAAGCAACACACCTGGAACTGTAATCGATTGCGCCGCTACTGTTGCCGCCGCTACAGACGCAGGGTTAAAGTTGACCACAACCGCACACATGGCAAAGATATTGCCTCCGATAATTCCTGAACTCATAAAAACCTCTCAAATGATTAAAAAGGGGGACAGTTTCCCATCCCCCCATGCGTTACGCCGTAACCCGCACAGCCCACTCAGGACGAACAGGAACAAAACCGCCCAAAAAGTCTATTCTGAGGATGTACTGATCGGTTTTAATGTCGTGATCCGCCAAGACACGAATGGTCAAGCCATCCACAGTCTCTTGCGCCGCTTTGTCCATACCACCTGGCAAAATCAAAGGCACAGACGCAAAACGAAACGCATCCTTACAATACGTCAAAGAGTTTTGAAAGTTTGTACTTGTAGTTTTACCCGTTAAAAACACCACAGCCGCACCAGAACTCGGCAAAGCAGAAACGTTCTGCAATCCAACACCGGTAGAACTGTAAATGGTTGGGGAAACAGAAAGCGTGGCCGCACCAGAAGACGCCGTTGCCGTTGTCGTTACAACAAAAGGCTGCAAAAACGGCAAGGTTGCTTTGGTAATAGGGTGAACCGCAAACGCACCTGCCACCGTAAACACAGTACCAGCAGTGATTGTCCCAGAGCCCGATAAACCCGTCACAGCAATGGTCGAAGCACCGTTGGTCATGTTTGCCGTTGTGGTAACCGAACCATCTGTTTGCGTTCCCGTACCCGTTGTGTGGGTGTACATCAGGTTGTTACTCAAGTAAGTAAAACCATCCGCCTGACCCATTACACCGCGCTTGTATTGCTTAGAGATTTCCTCAGAAGACTGAAACAAACCTTTTCTCGCATCCACAGCCGAAGTTTTAGCACCAGGAGACAACAAAGCAATCCACTCGTTTTCACTACCTGTTGCCAGCAACTCAGACATACGCTGGTTAGCTTGCATCATGGTCAAGGTGTTAAACACCGTTGAACCAGCAGTACCAATAACGTTAGCCGTAGATTGACACGCCAACTGAATAAACGTTGATTCAATGCGCTGGGCCATTTGCGACACCAAAGGCTTTAAAACACGCACGGCAAACGAATCAAACGCCATATCTGTTGCAAACTCATTCGATGTCAACGCTACAGCCGCCGTAAACGACTGATTTAACGTCATTGCAACCTTTTCTTCGTTAATGTCTTGGATACCACCAGAGGTAATATCTCTGTTCGTTCCTGTCGTAAACCGAGGAGGCTTACTGATAAAAATCGTGTCACCAGGCTTGTAACCACCAGCTTGCGGGGCAAAATCTACCGAATCTTCCCGCGCAATGGTTTTTACAAACTGCATATCATCAGCAAACATGGTCGCTGCCACTTTGGCAATCCGACCAGGAGCCGATTTATTTGTGTTAATTGTATTAGGCATCAGTTTTTCCTTTATCTAAGGTTATATTTTTTCCTGATCTCATCAGGGGTCATGTCAGCAACGTCTTTTGTGTAAGTCCCCGTGCCCTTAACCGCCTGAATAGGCTTGGGAGCAGCAGAAACTTTCCTTGAATTCTCAATAAATTTTTGGCCTCGCACCTCAGCTTTAGCAAGAAATCTCAAGGCCTCTCGCCCGTCCATGTCCTCTAAATCCTCAATGCGACCTTCCTTCATCAAGGTGTAAAGAGCCAAAGCCCCATCCTCTGATTCCAAAATGGCCTTTTGAACATCCGCAGATAGATTAGGCAAAACGTCTTTTTCAATACGATCACCAATAATCTCAAAATCAGAAATCCTCTCAGAATGCTTGTCAACACTCGCACCAAAGTCTTTAATTCTCTGGCTAAAGTATTCTTGCTCTTTCCGAGAAACCTCAGATTGTTTTTCTTGCAATGTTCTTTTTTCTAAAGTTGTTTTCACATTATGCTCAACCTTAGCCTCAAGATACTGATCCCAAGTCTCATAATCATCAGGATTAGGAGCAGAATCAGATTTTGAAACCTCAGGTTCTTTTACCTGTGAAACCTGTTCTTTAGAGGGCACCTGCTGCAACTGAGCTTTAAGCTGCTCGTTTTCCGCACGCAGTTTTTCGATCTTCTTTTCACGCCTCGAAATAGCGTTTACAGCCTTCTTAGGAAAGGGCGTATCATCTTCAGGCTCGGCAATTTCTTCCTGAACCTCGGGACTCTCAACCTTACTTTCTTCAATCTGGCCTTCATCTGTTGCAACATCAGAGGAAACTTCCTCTTCATTTACAACGACATTTTCTTCATTCATACAGCACCTTTTTTAAAATTTCAATACACTTTTACATAACGGTCAGGGATTCCATCAATCCGTTGGCATCTCTGTTGATCGTGATGTTCTTTTTGCTCTGCATCAGGTTGGTTATTCCCTGAATTGCGGCACTGTTACCCTGCAAAAGAGCAAGCTCTAAATCCCTTGATCCATTATCACCTTCATCCTCTTTTTCCATCTCACCAGAATCATCGTCTTGGTTTTGGGCATTAAAGTTATTCGTCATAATCTCAAGTTCTTTTAATTCTTTCTGCATCCGCAATTCTTCCAAACGGATCATCAATTCCTGTTCTTTAATCTCAAGTTCTTTAAACTTTATCTCAAGTTCTTGCTGCTTTAACTGAGCATCTGTTTCCATTTCAGACTGCTGCAACGTCAATTTTGCGCTTTCAATTTCAACCTTGTTTTGTTCGCTCTGAACCTTTATCTGCGTGTCAGCTTGTTTGTTATCAAGCTGCTGTTGCATGGCTTGCATCTCTTGCGCTGCTGCCTGTAGCTGCTGCTGCATGGCTTCCATCTGCTGTTGATATTGCGCCGCCATAGGATCGTTTTCTTCGTCCAAAAGCCTCGGATCCATGGTTTTCTTGATTCTTTCCGATAAAGCCTCCGCACCTGGTAAATCCATGTACTTAAACACCAAATCACCAACAATCTGCATCATCTCAGGCTGGGATTGCGCAATCTTTCCAAAAAACTCCGCCGACTCTTGCCGCTTTGTCGTAAAGGATGGACCCGTTGTCACCTTCACAGTGTAACGTCCCCTTGTCAGGTCAACATCCTCTTGCTGATCCTCTGTTATCTCACCATTAACCCCAACCTTCTTAACGTTCCCCTCAAGGTCCATAACGTTCAAAATACGGGCCGTGTCGTAAATTTTAGGAATAGCAGATACAATCACCCTTCCTGCGTAAGATATTGCTTTCGTTAGGTTATCCGCAAAGTGAAACGTAGCCGTGTCACCTTCTTGCTGCCGTCTCTGAATCGCAATACCGCTGGTCTCGTTAGATTTATTCCCCAAAGACGCATCAAAAATACCCGTTGTGGCCTTAATGTCCTCTGCCATCGTTAAGGCAGCATTCACAATACCAGCAGGTATCTGAGGCGGCGGCAATCTTTGCGGTGAAGGATAAGCATTTCCTTTTTCATCCACAAGCTTGTATTGCACAACTAAAGAATTTGGGTTTTTCCATTCGTCTTCAAAGCCAGAAATCTGACCCTCAGCTACCATAGTAGGGGCAATTTGCTGTTTCATCAGCAATGACGTTTCAACAGAACGCCAGTAGTTATACATCCTTTGCGGGTCTTTTGCCCGACGAATGGCACTTGCCAAATACCGCTTTCCCTCAACCCAATACTCTTCCCCAAACACAGG